TGGTACGGCAGGCAGGACAAGGGACCGGAGGACGAGGATTACATCAACTGGCGGACGAAGCTCATTTACCACGTCAACCAGCGCACCGCCTACGAGGCGGGCCGGTATCGCCAGCAACTGCGCGGCGCCGCGCTCCGGCCGATCTGGGTCTACAAGTCCAAGCTCGTCGGAAGCAACCGGCGCCAGGACCACGTGGCCATGCACGACAAGGCGCTTCGGTACGACGATCCCTTCTGGGACACGCATCGTCCGCCGAACGGCTGGGGCTGCGAGTGCTCCGTGGTGACCTTGAGCGAGTCAGGCGCCGAGCGTGATGGGATCGAGGTGATCTCTTCCGGATCCGACGGCCAGCCTCCGGCGCTCATGGGGCCGGACGGCCGCATGGTCGACTGGGACGAGTTTACGCCCGAGGAGTGGCGGTACAACCCCGGCCGAGAGGCTCTGGCGCCGAACTTCGGCCGCTACGAGAACCTCGCGCGCGCCCGGATGCCGGACGGCCGCACCGCCCTGCGCCACGTGGTGGACCGCTACCGCGCCGACATGGACGGAACGCGGATGACCGAGGGCGAGTTCAAGAAGACCCTGGACCGCATGGTCAAGAAGGACTACGCGCCCCAGGAGATTCTCTACCAGGTGGGGAACCTGGACGCCGACCGCTTCGCCGCCATGGAGAAGGCCGGGGTCGGCGACTCGAAGATCATGGCCACCGACGCCGAGCTGTATCACGGCACGGCCGACAAGGTGGCCCGTCAGAAGATCCCGAGCGGACGCTTTGAAGAGCTGTACAAGACCCTTCAAAGCCCCGAGCGAATATACGAAAACGGCCGCCCGGATCACCCGGAGCAGGGCCGCGAGTTCCACTTCGTTAAGGATACCGGAGACGGGAAGGTCTTGAAGGTGGTGCTCAAACAGGCGTCTCCGGAAACCGCGCTGCGGATCCGGACGATGGGGCTGGTGGAGGATCAGTACGCGGGAGGGCAGTTTGAAAAGGTGTGGTAGCCGCCGGGCGGAATTTGCGTCCGCTGCATCCCCGGCCGGATCGCTCCGGCAAGGCCGTGCTCTGGATATGGTCCTCAACGGCCACCAGTTCAAGTATAGCGCCGCTTCGCGCGGCGATCAAGGAGGAAGCCGGTGAGCATCAAGGGCGCGCGGTTCTGGAACGACCGGGACCATTACTATACGCAGACGAACAACCCGACCGAGGAGATTCTCCGCAAGCGGTCGGACGGTAACTGGCTGGTTTCCTGCGGCCCCTCGGCGGCGGTCTCCTGCCTGTCGGCCATGGGCCACGACGTGGCGGTCAAGTGCCCCGGCTCCTACGCCCCCCAGCCGGAAGAGGTCTTTATGGACTTCTTCAACGACCCGAGGAACTACGACGCGCTCCGCGTCGCTCGCCCGGAGACCGACCCGAAGGACTGGCACGGGAACGAGATTCCCCAGTTCTACCCGGTCGCGGTCCCGGCCGTCTTCGGCGTTCGTGCGGACTTCTCCTGGTGCAACGACATCGACCGGGTGGCCGCGAGCCTGCGGGAGGGGAAGGCCGTCCAGCTGTGCCTGGTCAAGCCGGGTCACTACGTGGCGGCCGTCGCTTGGGACGAAGAAGCACGGGAGCTGATCTTCAACGATCCGTGGCCCGGCCGCTTCGCCGACAAGGATGGCTTCAACCGGAGGATGGGGGAAGCGGAATACCGCGCGAACGTGAAGCCGTTCGTGATCGTGTATGGAGACAGAATCGGTGCGTAAGGCGGCCAAATATAGCGGAAAGGCTATACACGCGAGAAAGGCCGTAAACGGGCGCGAAACGGGAAAAGGGTATCCAACTGCCACTAGGGCGGGGTCAATCGAAATTAAAGGCGAATTAAAGCCAATTAAAGGGTATTCCCGCCGATTGCCAGGAGCCGCTTTCCCGTTTTTTGCCCCGAAAGGGAGGGCGTATGCCTGAGATCATGATTTTCAAGACCGGGAAATACCCGCAGGGCGACTGGCCCAAGGAGCGGGTGCAGCGGATGGTCGACGCCTACGATCCGGACAAGGGCATCGAGGCGGCGGTGGTGATAGGCCACAGATTCTACGCCGACACCGACGAGGCGCAGTTCGCCCATGGGTGGGTCAAGAGCCTGCGCATGGACGGCTCCGGGAAGGTCTACGCGGACATCCCCGAGTTCTCCTCGGACGCCAAGAAGGCGATGGCGGAGAAGAAGCTCCGCTACGTGTCCTCGGAGATCTTCGAGTTCGACAAGCTCGACCCAGACCAGCCGCCGTACCTGCGCGCCGTCGCGCTCCTGGGCCGGGACACCCCGGCCATTTCCACCACCCGGCTCCCGAGCCTCTTCGGCCTTCTGGGCGACGGGGCGATGAGCACGGTGGATGAGAAGCAGCATATCGCGGCCTTCACCCGCAAGGTGAGCGCCGAAGAAATGAGCACCCTGTCGTCGGAAGGACGGCAAGAGGAAACCCAGAACCTACAGGAGGAAGACATGGGTGATGTTGAGAAACTGCAAGCCGAGCTTGCGAAGAACAACGAGCAGCTCGCCGCCTTCCGCAGGGAGAACGAAGAGCTGAAGTCCGCCGGGAAAAAGAACGACGCGACCGCTTTCTTCGGGAAGCTGCGGGACGAGGGCAAGCTCGCACCGGCGCTGTTCGACCGCGCCGTGGCGCTGGACGCCAAGCTCGGCGACGAGGACCGCAAGGAATTGCGCGCCCTCTTCGGCGAGCTTTCCACCACGGTCGACTTGACCGGCGCGCACGCGGCGGACAAGAAGCGGGCCGGAAGCCCCCAGGCTGGAAGCGCTTCGCTCACCGCCAAGATCAGGGCCTTCCAGGCGGAAAAGAAGATGGCCACCTTCGCCGACGCGGCCGCCGCGCTCTACGCGGAGAAACCCGAACTTTTCGATGAGGAAGGAGTAGAGGCATGAGCAATCGCAGACCGTACATCGCCGAGTCGGCCATCGCCCCCGGTACCGGAGTGGTCCAGGGGACGGCCGAGACCCAGGTCAAGGCTCCGGGCTCCGGCGGCTCGGGCGACTTCATCGGGGTATGCCCCTTCGAGGCCAACGAGGCCAAGGCCGCCGGAGACTCCGTCGGCATCGAGCTTGACGGCGTGGTCAAGGTGCTGGCGGGCGGTTCCGTTACCGCCGGGAAGAAGGCGGCCCTCAAGGCCGATACCTCCGGCGCCTTCGTCAACGTGGCCACCGCCGCCGGCAAATACGCCACCTGCGGCACGTTCCTCCAGTCCGGCTCGGCCGGGGAGTACGTGGACATGATCGTGGAACGCGGAAGCGTTACCGTCCCGGCGTAAGCCAAGGAGGAGAGTGAATTATGGGCAGAGAAAAAGGATTCGTCAGTCCGCTCCTGAGCAATCTCGCGAGCGATCATTCGACCAAAGCGCGGGAGGGCCTCGTCGGCCCCATCATCTTCCCGCGCATCCCGGTGGGCAAGCCCTCCGGCAAGTACGCGACCTTCAGCGCGGAGACCGCCTTCAAGGTCCCCGATACCACCATGGCCGGGGAACGCGCCCGCGCGGCTGAGTTCGCCGCCGCTGGCGAGATGGTCTCCTTCGCGACCAGCGCCCACGGCCTGAAGAGCTTCATAGACGAGGCCGACCTGGAGTTCATGGACGGCCCGTTCAAGCTCTGGGAGCGCCGCAAGGTGGAACTCCTCACGGCTAAGTTGGAGTTGGCCCAGGAGAAACGAATCGCCGACACGATCCTCGCCCTCGTGGGTCGCTCGGCCACCCTTTCCGGGACCGGCACGGCCAAGACCAACAAGTGGGCCAACGCTTCCGACACTCTCGGCGGCGACCCCTACGCGGCCATCGTCGACGCCATCGCCGCCCTGTTCTACAGGCCAAACCTGATGGTGATCCCCGAGGCCGTCTACGACGCCATCGAGTTCCACCCCCGGCTCATCAGCAAGCTCGGCGAGGCGAACCTCGTGAAGAAGGTGGACGAGGCCAACCTCTCCAAGCTCTTCCGGATCGACCGCGTCGTCATCGCCAAGGGCAAGGCGGACTTCGGCAAGCGCAACAGCTCCAAGACCGTCACCCTCTCCGGGCTCTGGGGCAACAACGTGGTGCTCGCCTACGCCAGCGACGTGTGGGACGAGCCCTGCGCGGGAAAGACCGTTTCGGTCAACTACCCGCAGGCCGACAACAACGGCTTCGTAGTCCGCACCTGGGACGAGGAAGACGGCGGCGTGCTGGGCGGCGAGTACGTCCAGGTCGCGCACGACACGGCGGAGCTCGTGGTCGCCCCCGAGCTGATCTACAGCATCAAGGACGTGCTCTGATCGCCTGAATAGGGCGAGGAAGAGCGGCGCAAGGAAAGGAGTCGAGCTATGGCCTACTGCACCATCACCGATCTGCAATCCGCCTACGGCGAGGACAAGATCAGCGCCTGGAGCCGCATGGATCCCGACGCGGTGGACAGGGCCATAGCGGACGCCGGGGCCGAGATCGACGGGTATCTGCTTTCAGGCGGATACCCGGTCCCTCTCGAAGGCCCGCCCGCGAACGTCAAGAAGTATTGCATCGACATCGCCGCCGCCAACCTCATCGTGGGCGTCGGCGTCTTGAAAGACGATCCAGGCGGTACCGCCGTTGTCGAGCAGGCCAAGGCGGCCCGGCGCTACCTGGAGAAGGTGGCGGAGGGCAAATTCCGGATTCCCGGATACGCCCAGGAAGGTGAAACCTCGCGGCCCCCGTCGGGGAACGTGCAGGTGTCGTCCAGTCCTCGGCTTGATCTTCGGGGGTACTGATGGCCGGGGCGGGAATAGGGGTCCGGTTCGACGAGCGGGAGTTCCAGGCGATTCTGACTGCCCTCTCGCGCGCCGCCATGCCGGACCTGAAGGCCATCGCCGACTTCGCGGGCGGCGAGCTTGACTACATCGCCAAGCAGGCCTTCGAGAAAGAACAGGACCCCGTCACCGGGGCGGCGTGGAGGCAGCTGAAAAGGCCGCGCAAAGACGGGTCGACACGGCCCATCCTGAACGCGGGCGGGCAGCTCAAGCGCTCCCTGGTGTGGGAATCATTTCCGGACGGATCGGTGATCTACGGATCGAACATGATCTACGCCCGGATTCATCTGAAGGGCGGCCGAGCGGGACGTGGCCAGAAGGTCATCATCCCCGCGCGGCCGTACATGGGAGTACCGGCGGACTTCGACCGCCGCATACTGAACGACCCGGCGATCCAGGAACTGCTCGGGCTGGGAGGCTGACATGATTAAAGAGGCCAAGGACCTGCTCGCGGCGGTGGTCGCGTCCCGCGCTCCGGACGCCACGGTGGTCCGCTCGGCGAAGGAAGAGGCTCAGGCTGTCATGGCCCGCAAGTGGCCGCTGGTGTCGCTGATTACCAACCCCGGCGCCTTCGACGAATCGGAGGCGCGGACGGTCAAGTACTACGACGACGTGGCCAAGACCTGGAAGCAGCGCTACGTGCGCGGCAATCGGGTTCTGCCGGTTCTGGTGCGGTGCTGGGCCGAGGGAGAGGAAGCCGCCGACTCCCTGTTCAGCCGGATCATCCCGGCGATTCCCAGCCGGTGGGAGCATGACGACTTCGCGGGATCGATAGAGATCGCGGCGGAGGAGCATTCGGACCATACGGGCAACACGGCGAAGCTGTACCTATCCGTCGCCGAAGTGCGGTTCAGCATCCCGGCGGCCATGGAGCCGACCGTGGTGCCGACCATCGACGAGATAGACATCGCGCCCGGAGAGGTCGCGAGTCCCCAAGTCTAAGGAGGGCTTATGTCGAACGAAACCAAGGACGGCCAGGAAAAGGCCGCCGACACGAAGAAAGGGCCGGTGCTCCTTACGGTCGAGGAGCACTCCAAGCGGCAGAAGCTGACCGCCCCGATCTTCGCCGCCGTCATGCAGTCCAAGGGCTGGGCGAGCGGCAAGAAGGTCACGAAGAGCGAGTTTGAAGAGGCTATAAAGGCCTTTCTCGGTTCGCCCATGGGAGGTAGAAAGTAATGTTACCCGGCGTAAAGAACACCATTAAAGACGGCGCCATGGGCGTCCTCGGTGCCGATGCCACCGGCATCTTCGCCGCCGTCGGCGTCGCCGCCGTGCATGGCCAGGGCATCCTGACCTTCACCGATCCCGGCAAGGTCGACGAGGCGCTCGGCGACGGCCCCCTGCGGGACCTGATCGTCAGCGCCCTGTCCATCGCCAAGACCACGGTCTTCGCCGTGGCCCTCGAAGGGTCCACCCCCGGCACGCTCTCGGCGGTCACGCCCGGATCCGGTAATACCGGAACCGGCTCCCTTACCGTATCGGGTGCCCCTCGGAACGAGTACGACGTTTCGGTGGAGATCGTTTCCGGCGGCGCCCTCAACGAAGCGACGTTCCGCGTCACCGTAGACGGCCTGGCCGGGAAGCGGATCACCGTCCCCGACACCCCGGCCACCTACGATATTCCGGGCACCGGCATCAAGCTGACGTTCGCCCTGACCTCCGGCCAGTTTGCCGAGGGAGATACCTTCTCCTTCACGTCGACCGCCCCGGCGGCCACCAACGGCGAGGTGCTCGCGGCCATCGACACCATCCTCGCGGCGAAACTCGACATCGAGTGGATCGCCGTCGCCGGAATCTCCGACGCCGCCCTCTGGGCAGCGCTGGCGACCAAGGCCGAGGGTGCGACCGAAATATACCAGTACCTCTTCTTCGTCGCTCAGGCGCGGTACAAGACCAGCGCGGAAAGCGTCGATCAGTGGGTGACGGCCCTCGCGGGAACCGAGCGCGGTACCGTGGCCTCCACGCGCCTTCAGGTGTGCGCGGGCTGGATCGAGGAAGCCGACCCGAGCGGCCAGGTGGACGTGCGCGGGCTCATCGGAACCTACTGCGGAAAGCTCGCCGCGCGGAACGTGCATCAGGGGCCGGACGCCGTCCGGTACGGCGCCGTCACCGCCGCGACCGCACTCGCCCCGGCGGGGATCAACGACGGCCACATCGAGACCCTCAAGAACGCCGGGTACGTGACCGCGCGGACCATCATCGGACTGACCGGGATCTACGTGACCTCCGGCGAGATGATGAGCGAGGAAGGCAGCGACTTCGACCTGGTCGAGCGCCGCCGGGTCATGGACAAGGCCTGCCGCCAGGTGCGCGCCGCCCAGCTCGTCTGGGTGAACGACGCGGTCAAGGTCGGCGCCGACGGCTCCCCCGAGGGCATCGAGATGCTCGTGGCCCAGAGCGAGAGCCCGCTCAAAACCATGATCACGAACGGGGAAATCTCCTCGGGCGAAGTGGTGGTTCCGGACGGCCAGAACATCCTGTCCACCAAGAAGATCAACACCAAGGTGCGCATCGTGCCGCTCGGCAAGGTCGCGTACATCGAGAACGAGATCGCGTTCTCCAACCCCGCTCTGGGAGGTGAGGCATGATAAACGGAAACGTCTACGACTTCGAGTCGATCAAGGTCCAGCTGCCGACCGGCATGGTGGTGATGCTCGAAAGCATCTCCTACAAGGACAAGAAGGACGACGAGGTCATCACGGGAGTGCACAACCTCCCGGTGGGCATCGGCCGGGGCGAGTACTCCGGCGAGTGCGAGATCGAGGCGTCCCGCCACGAGTTCGACAAGCTGGACGCCTACGCCGCCGCGACCGGCGGGTTCTACAACATGGGACCCATCCCGGTCATCGCGAGCTACGGGCACCTGGGCCAGCCCATCATCACGGACTCGCTCGTCGTCCATTTCACCGAGCGCGACTTCTCCGCCTCCAAGGGCGACAAGAACCTCAATGTCTCGCTGAAGGGCTCCCTCGCGGCTCCGATCATCACCAACGGCCGCCCGGCCTACGTCGAAGCGTAATCGGGCAAAAAGGAGAATTGCATGAAGATTGAGAAAGAACAGCTTGAGCAGCTGAAGAAGGACCACCCCGCAGGCATCTACGAGGGCTCGGTCTCCTTCAACGACGAGGCCGACACCCTCCACGAGGTGGAGTTCCTTTACCGGAAGCCGACCACGGCCGACATAGAGTCCCACTCCAAGGCGGCCCAGCGGAATCCGCTGGTGGCGAACCTGAACATCCTGCAGTCCCTGATCGTCTACCCCGAGTCCGGGCCGATCATCGACAAGGTGCGGGACTATCCGGCCGCCTATGGCCGCTTCGTGGATGAAGCGATCAGCCCTTTCTTCGGGGCCAACGTTACGGTCAAGAGCCGGAAGCTGTAAGCGGCGTCACCCGGATCCGCCTGTTCATCAGGCGGTTCCTGGGTGATGACGTTTCAGGGGTCGACCTCGACGGGCTGATGGGCAAGTACGAGGAGGCCAGGGTCATGCGGGAGTTCGAGGTAGGCGTCATGCATGACGCCATCGTCAAGGCGTTTGTGGGCGGGAAGCGGGGAATTTCACCAGTTCGATCACACTGATGTTCAAGGATGCGTTCTCCTCCGGATTCACGCAGGCAAAGAATAGCTTTGCCGGGATGAAGGACGCCCTTGGCGAGATCAACCAGAACCAGGAAATGAACCGCATGGCCGCCGACCTCTCGATGATGACGTCCATGACCGAGCCGATGCGCCAGGCGCTCTCCGGAGCCCTGGACGAACCGTCCAGGATCGCGGCGACCCTGGATTCATCGCTCAAGAACATCCAGGCCGTCACCGGCAACACCGCCCAGGAGATGGCAGGGCTCCGCCAGGAGCTGCTCGCCGTCGGCGGCAAGGCAATCGCCGGGCCGGAAGCGGTCACCGCCGCGTACTACGACGTGGCGGGCGGTGTCGCTGACGTTTCCGCCCGCATGGCTACCCTGAAAGCCTCCGTAGCGTTGGCCGAAGCGGGACAAGCGGATCTCGGATCCGCGACGAACGGCCTTATCAAGGTAATGAACGCCTACGGCTTCTCGGCCGATCAGGCTGATTTCGCGGCCGACGTGTTCACCCAGACCGTCGGCAAGGGCGTCGGCTCGATGGACGAGTTCGTCGCCGCCATGAGCCCTATAGCGGGCCTCACGGCATCGGTGGGCGTCGGCTTCGATGAGGTCGGCTCGGCGATGGCGTTCATGACCAGCAAGGGACAGACGGCGGGCGTCGCCGGGAATCAGCTGAAGGCGGCGATTACGTCGCTGCTCAATCCGAACGAAACCCTGAACAAGCTCCTTCAGTCCATGGGGATCGCCTCCGGCTCGGCCATGCTCAAGCAGTACGGCCTGGCCGAATCGCTCAACATGATCCAGTCTGCGGCGGGGGGCAGCCAGGACGCCATGGCCAAGGCCCTCGGGTCCACCGAGGCACTGCAGGGCGCCATCGCCCTGACGCAGGATTCCTTCAACAGCTTCGCTACGGATTTCGGCGACGGCGTCGACGGCATCACCGCCAAGGCGCGGGCTGTTCAGCTCGAATCCATCGAAGCGAAGATGAAGCGCCTTGAGGCCGCTTCCAGCTCTCTACAAGCGCAAATCGGCGGGGACGTGAACGAGATCAAGGGCTTCTTCATGGACGTGAAGATAGGCTTCCTTGAGAACTTCGCGGCGCCGCTCATGAATAGTCCGGTCGGCCCGGCAATGTCCAAGATCACCGCCTACGTCGGCATGGGCGCAAAGGCTGTGCTCGATATGGGCTCCGGCGCCCTCAATACCGCCGCCCAGCTTTCGGTGCTCACCGCGAACATCCAGAACGCGGGCGGCATCGCGAAGCTCTTCAAGGGTACGCTCGGTCTGCTCGGGGCGCCGTTCAAGTCGGTGATCTCCCTCGCGGGCGGATTCGTCACCAAGCTCTTCGGCATCGGCGCGTCCTCGGCGACGGCCGCAGGCGGAACGGGCGCCTTCGGAGCGGCCAGCGCCGGAGCTTCCGGCGGCATCGGCGTCGCGACCGGAGCGACCACCGCCTTCGGCGCGAGCATGTGGGCGGCCGTCCTGCCGGTCCTTGCCGTCGTTGCGGCCATCGCCCTGGTGGCGGGCGGCGTGTACCTCCTCGTAAAGAACTGGGACGCGGTTTCCGGGTTCTTCGTCGGGCTGTGGGAGGGCGTCAAGGGGATATTCTCGGCCGCGTGGGATTGGCTTGTGAACCTATTCCGGAGCGGGGTCGAATGGATCAAGGGCGTCATCTTCGGCGCGTCCGACTGGATCCTTGCGGCGGTCGCCTTGTTCCTGCCGTTCATCGGGATCCCGGCGCTCGTGATAAAGCACTGGGACGGCATCAAGACCTTCTTCGTCGAACTATGGGGCAACGTGAAGACCTCCTTCACGAACTTCCTCTCCTGGATCGGCGGCGCCGTCGAGGCGTTCATAGCCCCGTTCAAGAAGATCGCGGGCGGCATATCCGACTTCTTCGGGAAGCTCTTCGGAGAGGCGAAGGACTCGGGGGCGAAGCTCACCGATACCTTCGCGCAGGGAATCCAGGGCAACGCGGGCGCGCCGTCCGCCGCCTTCGGCTCTTCCCTGCAGGGGATCGGTTCCCAGATGCCGCACTCCGATGCCGACGAAGGGCCGCTTTCGCGCCTCTCCGAGTCCGGCCGCGCCCTGACCGACACCTTCGCCGCTGGAATGGATCCGGCGACGCTGGAGCAGCGGGCGACGCTCGCATTCCAGGCGGCCGCGCCCGGCGGGGAGATTTCCCTGGGCGCAGCGAACGCGGAGTCGGCCGGTGCGGCCGCAGGTCCGCAGACGTTCCATATCGAGAATCTCTACTTGCAGGCCGATGACTGCCGGACCTTGCTCGACTTCCTGCGCCAGATCCAGCACGCGGTCTATAGGCCCGAGGAGGTCCCCGTATGATGCTTTCCGTCGACTCCACGCAGGGCATCATCAAGGTCGGCTCTCCGCCCAAGAAGATGCCGGGCATCCTGGAATCCATCGAGGTCGGCGGATCGCTGATTGTCGAGAACGCCCAGATGCAAGGCCAGTCGGGAACCACGCGGACGGTGCACGGCTGGAACGATTCCGACGTGTCGATCACGA